ACGTCAAATTAACTTAGCAGATGACCTTACAGGATCTGCTGTTTTTGATGGATCTCAAAACATCACAATTAATGCTTCTTTAGGTTTAATAACAACTCTTCCACACTATGATGGAACAGCAACACCATCAGGAACTTATACAAAACTTGTTGTTGATGCTAAAGGTAGAATTACAAATGGTTCTTTTCCCTCTACTCTTGCAGATTATAACTTAAATGGAACAGTAGAAGGTCAATCTGCACAACCATATGATCTTGACTTAGTTGCAATTTCTGGTCTAACGACTACAGGTATTATTTCAAGAACTTCTGGTGGAGCAGTTTCTACTAGAACAATTACAGGTACTGCAGGTAGAGTTTCTATCACAGATGGTGGTGGAATAAGCGGTAACCCAACTATTGATTTGGTTACTACAACAGTTAGTGCTGGCGACTATAATACGGAATCCCTGACATCTGTAGCAGGTTCACAGACAGTTAATGCTACAAAATTCTCAGTTGACGACAGGGGTCGTCTAACAAGTGCTGCAACTGTGCCTATCGCTACAGCAGTTGAAGGAACTACTGCACTAGATTATAATGCAGGTACTTCATACTCTAGGTATGCTATCATCAAAAATGCCTCAAAGGTATATCAGGCATATCAAGACATTGGTGCAGGTCAAGGTGCTCCTACTCATTCTAGTGGCGATAATGGCGGGTGGAGATACCTCGCTGCCGAGAGTACTGAACAGAAGGGTCTTGCCTCTTTCGCACAAGAAGATTTTGATGTAGCATCTGGACATGTAACTATTGCATCTGCAGGTGTAGATAATACACAACTACAAAATAGTAGAGTTTCTTTTGCTGATGGAAATGCTGTTGAGCATTTTGAATTAGATCAAGAACTTACCGCTACCACTGGTTATCGTGGTTTCAATAAATTAAATTACGTTAAAGTAAATGATACCTCAGGTAATCTTCTGTTTGGTGCTAATAACACTGGCGATAGTGGTGCTGGTGAAGTCGATATCAATGTAAGAACATATATTTCTGATCCAGATATTACTCTTGATGGTGCAACTAATCAAACATTATCTAAAACTGGTGATGGTAACTTAACATTTGGTTTATCTCAAAGTAGCACTGACAATAGATTCTTAACACTTACCTCAGTAAACGCAGGTTCTGGAACTGGTAATATTCTTCTCTCAGCAGATGACAATATTACACTTACTGCTACTGAATCTACTGGTAAAGTTTTCGTTGAAGATGCAAGATTCCAAGATAATTATATTGGAACTTCTAATGCTACCATGCACCTTGATCCAGGTGATGATAGAGCAATCACAGGATTAGTAAGGATTCATGGAGACTTACAGATTGATGGAACAACTACTACAGTTAATAGCACAACGATCACGTCTGATGATCCTATTATTACTCTTGGTGGTGATACTGCTCCTAGTACTGATGACAATAAAGATCGTGGAATTGAATTCAGATATTATGACTCTCAAGCAAGAATTGGATTCTTTGGTTACGATGATTCTTACACAGACCTTGGAGGGCATGAAGGAGGGTTCACATTCTTACACAATGCCACAAATACCTCAGAAGTATTTTCTGGAACAGCTTCTGGAATCACAGCAGGTAATTTAAAACTTACAACAAATACTAATTCAACATCTAATACTACTGGAGATTTGGTAGTTGCAGGTGGTGCAGGTATTGGAGATGATGTTAATATTGGTGGATTACTAGATGTAGACGGAACATTCCGTGCAAACAGCACCTCTCGCTTTGATGACACAATGGTGTTACAAGGTGCTTCTAAGTCATTACAATTTAAAAATGGATCTGGAACTGTTAAATCAGAAATTCATACAACTTCTGGTAATGCAGAGTTTGGTGGTATCGTAACAGTCTCAGGTAATACAGACTTAAATTCAAACTTAAACGTAGCATCTAATGTTCATTTTGAATCTACAGATGCACCTACAATTATATCTGGTGCTCCTCATACTATCGGTTCTAATGACTATGGTTCATTTAGATTTGATGGTGGTGGATATATTGCAGGTAATGTTCTCTTTAATGGTGATATTTTCCTTAACGGTGACTTCAACCAACAAGAAGACGTAACTGAAAACTATGGTTTAAGAAACTACCTATCTATTCGATATAAACTAAGAACTGGTTCTATTGCTGCATATACCCCATCATTCTCAAACTCTAACACTTCTAACTTAAGAGTCTTTGGTGGTGCTGGTGTTAATACTACCTTACATGTTGGTGGAACTGGTAGTGGTCAAGGTTTATTTGTAGGTAAGAAAAACTCAGGTGACACAGTTAAATTTAGTGTTTTAGGTGCTAGTGGTAATACAGATATTCAAGGAACATTAACAGTAGAAGGTCAATCAACCATTAATGATGGTTTAATTATCAATGCTTCTAACGAAGAGTTTGCAATTCAGAATGGTTCTGGCACAGATAAGTTTACAGTTGATACTGATAATGGTAATACTGTAATTCAAGGTACAGTTAATATTAATGGTGTTACTGATATTGATGCTGATTTCGCAGTTAGAAACGGAACGACTGATAAGTTC